GTTTAAATGCCATGAATCCTCCCGGCCGGGATAATATTGTGAGTAAAATGAGGAGCGGGCTGAAGTCCGGAAGTTACAGGACAATGGCAGAAGAGAGACAACAGCCCGCAATACGAAAAAGGCCGCGCTATTGCGCAGAGTGATTACTGTCGGATATTATTCGCCAGCTGAAATATTACTTCACGTTTTGTTGTTTATTCCTTGCCGCCCGCGTCTCCCTGCGCGGGCTTTTTTTGTCCATAAGAAAGCCCCTCCGGAGAGGGGCTGGAGAGTGGCGCTATGTGCCATTGCATGGTGCCGGGTGCCTCCCGGTGAATTCAGTACCAGCACCTGAATCCGCGATTATCCCATATACCTACTCGCTGATTGCCCCTCCGCACAGGGGGATTCACCATGCCAGTTTCTTTTAACAAACTCCCCGCAAACCAGACAACAGTCAACCGCCTGAATTGTGAGACATTTAAAAAAAAGGCCCGCAAAAGCGAGCCAGGGAAAATAAGTGTGGCGCGTTGTACTGGATTCGAACCAGTGACCGATTGCTTAGAAGGCAATTGCTCTGTCCGGCTGAGCTAACAACGCAGGATACAGATAATGGACCGCCTTCGGGGACCCGAACTCCGCGCAACCAGCTTCGAAAGCTGGCGCTCTTTCCTGATGAGCTAATGGCGGTATGTGATGGTGGCCCTTGCTGGATTTGAACCAGCGACCTGGCGATTATGAGTCGCTCGCTCTCACCGCTGAGCTAAAGGGCCGATTGCTGAATAATAACGACGCATGATTAACTCCGCAATCTCATCCGTTACGAATGATTAAATCCTGTACTTCCCGCACCGTCTGCTCAAAACGTTCAGTCTCCAGTTCAACGCCAGTTGCACGACGTCCCAGCGCCATCGCTGCTTTCACTGTCGACCCCGACCCCATGAAGAAATCTGCAACCAGGTCTCCCGGACGACTGCTTGCGCTGATTATCTGCTGCAACATTTCTGCCGGTTTTTCGCACGGATGTTTCCCTGGATAGTACTGCACCGGTTTATACGTCCACACATCGGTGTACGGCACCTGCACCGTCACACCGAAATACCGCCGCAGATGCTTATATTCACTCTGCAGCTCCGCATACTGTCGGTTCAGAGAGGCATACGTATCCACCAGCTGGTGGTGGGGCTTTTCCAGTTCACCCCGCTGATGCTTCTCTTCTGCCACCCGGGCAAACAGTGCCTGTAATTTCAGATAATCGCTTTCGTTCGGCAGCTGCCACTGACCGGCACTGAACCAGTGCGACACCATGTTTTTCTTTCCTGTGGCATCTGCAATCTGTTTTGCCGTTATCCCCAGGACAGCGCGCGCATCACGAAAGTAAGCAATCAGCGGGGCCATCACATGCTGTTTCAGTGTCCTACCCTTCGCCTCATACCCGGCATCTTTCGGACGATACGGCCCCTGATAATGCTCTGCGAACAGAATGCGCTCTGTGGCGGGGAAATACGCCCGCAGGCTTTCCTTGTTGCACCCGTTCCAGCGTCCGGACGGCTTTGCCCAGATGATATGGTTCAGCACGTTAAACCGCTCACGCATCATGATTTCGGTGTCAGATGCCAGACGATGGCCACAGAACAGGTAAAGACTTCCGGCAGGTTTCAGCACCCGCCAGAACTGCGCAAGACACTGGTCCAGCCACTTCAGGTAATCTTCATCACCCGCCCACTGGTTATCCCAGCCCTCGGGTTTCACTTTGAAGTACGGCGGGTCCGTGACTATCAGGTCAACAGAATTTTCGGGTAACGACCGCATAAATTCCAGGCAGTCGGCGTTGATTAACTCACAACTGGATATTTTTACAGTATTAAGCATGGATCATTAAGCCTGTCTCTGATAGGCTCATTCTGCTTTTGCGCAAAGCAGTGGGCCTGAGGTTTGCTTGTGAACCCAACGCATGAGCAGATGGCTGGTGGGTGCCCCTTACACCCACCAGCCGCCCATTTACCACAAATAAAAAAGCCTTCAGGACTGAAGGCGTCTGTAACAACCGAACTGATAGTCTGCCAGACCCGCATAACCAGCTGGGTCAGTATTAACTGGCAGCGCTCGCGTGAAAGGTACGTATTCTGCGCAATCTCCCCGACCGTCGCCGGTTCGGTGACGCTTAATTCATCAAACACAACTCTGGCGGTTTCTGTCATATCCTGCTGTTTCAGCATGTCTTTTTACCCTTTCCGGTTAACGTGACACACCAATAACTCTTGTCGAAAAAGCCAGCAAGCTGAAAGACCTGTATTAATAACTACCAGCACATTTAACGCACTGCGCTACTTTGCGGGCACAAAAAACCCGCTCAGAGGCGGGGTCAAGCTATGCGGCGAAATAACCACTCTTAACAGCATACCTGATTTTTTACGTACGTAAATGCTTTGCCGTGCATATTTTTCATGCAAATGTCACGTCCTGCTATTTTTCAGTCTTATAAATTTAAAACCATAGAAAAAATCAATTATGTTTTAAAAATGGATAGGTAAAGAATAACAAGTGACACAGATTCAAACCAAAATGGAAAAGGGTGGCAACCCACAAACGCCCACTCCACATCCATGACAATCCATACACAACACCAGATAACGTGGCAAATAATACAAGTAAAGCACCACCTGAATAGTGATAAAAACCAAACAACAAAGCCGCCACAATTAATGCAACCAATGGAGACGTTACTTCTGATAGCCGTGATTGAATATACCCTCTAAATAATGATTCCTCTGCCAGAGACACAAAAAACAAATTAGCCAATATAAACTCTGGCAACCACTCAGGAAAATGAATCTCTGGCTTTAATCCACCAAAAAAAACAGCCAAAAACAGGATAAGAGGAACAGAGAGCGACAGAGCCCCCCACTTCCACAAAGACACTTCTGATTTTACTTCTTTTTTAAACAAAGAAGATGTACACAGGACTAACAAAAATGGCACCAGCGCTTTATCAAAATTAAAATACATTGTATAGGGAGTACTTTGAGGGCCAACAGTAACAGAATTTAGCACTACAGGATTGTGAAACCCTGGCCATAGATGGAAAAATAATGCTATGGCTGATAAAACTATGCCAACTTCATATATAGATTTAGCCCAGGCGTTATATTTCCAGTTGAACTTCAAAATAATAAAAAAAACGATTGTAGCAACAAAAAATAACACCGACCAATCAATAATATCATTAAGCACAGCCAGGACAACAGACACCGTCAACAATGAAAAAGCCACTACCTTATGCCAACTGAGAGTTGACAGTGACAGTACTAACACAATCCACATAAGCACTCCTTTTATTTAATGATGAAGATTGATTATCAATATTTTCAATTCACCAGGCAACATTTTATCTACCTTCCACAATACATGACCATCAAAAAATAAACATGTTAATTATAAACACAGAAAACATAACCCTCATCACTATATATCCCTACCGCATATCCATATCTAACCGGACATTCAGAGCCATAAGCATTCCTTCAATAATACCTTCCGCTTTATAAAGCCTTTTACCAATAAGCCCATCAGAACATCTATGCTTACGTGCAAGAGCCATAAATGTCATTCCACCTACGTAATAATCCACCAACAAATCGTGCAAATACTGATTATTCTTGTTTAATCGTGCCATACAACCACAAATTATCATGGCGTCATCATCAGAACACTTAGGACGTGATTTCACTTTAGTCGGGATTAATCCTTTAAAACCAGCAGCTATCGAGGGCCATGTTACATCTTCATGATTATTTGCTGCCCATGCCCCCCATCGCTCAAGAACCATCTGGATATCACGCGCCATCGTTACCACCTCTGATTTCGTAAATCTTCACGCCCAGCCGTCCACCTGGCACAGGCTGACCGCGCACAATATTGATTTCATCAAACTGCTCGTCATCAATGAGCACTTCCGCATGCGTCAGCGCATCCAGCGGTGCTTTCAGAATGTTGTCCAGGTCACGGCGGCGCTTATCCGGTGGTTCTGCAATAATTTTTATTGCCAGCCGTCCGGACAGGC